GGGAAACCGTCTCTGGGCCCCCCCATGAGTGGATCATGGGGCCATGACGGGACGCTAGGGTTTCATTAGAGGCCCTACAAAGTGCTTGGGTGACGCGACAGCAGACCACCACAGTCTACTCGCCTAAGCCTGTCTCCCAGGATCCAGCACCAAACACCTGCAGGTCCTCATCACCAGCCTAGCAATGAGGTGACCTCTGGATTGTCAACTCCAGAGGTGGCCAAGTGGCCTACTACACTAATCTTTTCATTCCGTGTCCATACCGGGGGAAAGCCCGAGGTCTGAAGATGATGGACTCATCAAACAACAACATTTGGGGAAATAAAAGAATTTGGGTCAACACGGGTGAGACGTAATTGTGAGCTTGTGGATGTGGTGTATGTGATCTTGGAAGTAAATGTGGCAGAGTTGGATCCATTAGATTTAATGAATGTATATGATACATTCTCAGTGTCTCCAACATTAGTGGCTGATATAGTGGACGTGATGTTGGCACCAGTACCAACCGTAAAGGTAGCACTGTCACCAAGACCAGTCCCAACGTACCGGATTTCCACCTTCCAAGTGCCCATAGGTATCACCAACCCACTGGTACCGAAAGTGAACAGAGTAAATCCGTCCACCGTGCTACCAGCAGTAAAATTAGTGGCACTTCCAGGCGCAGTTATGTTCCAGACCGCCGACAACCCAGTAGTTGGTTGTGGATCCATGAGGTGCACTACGTAGTTGACGAAGAGTGTCCCGACCAAGTTGGTATCACTCCCATTCATCCCGTAGTACAACGTCCCGTGATTATAGAAGTCTCGTGCAACATCGTTCAACGTCGCCTGCTCACCCATGTACTTCACAGTACTAGGAGGAATGGACAACGTCGCTGGCAACCAAGGCGAAAAGGTTACGGACTTCATTAAGCAGAGATCATAGTAATCCACAATGGCATCAGACGCCTGTGGATCCCATCCAAGGGTGATTTGTCCAGTTTGGGCAGTGGAACAAGTGGGCACATACTCAAAACTCATTTTCGCTATTTGGTAGCGATCATAAGATCCAGCAATAGTAGCCAACCATGGAAAACAGTAGGGGTTAAACGGATTAACATAAGGAATGTTAGACACCGCATTCCCACTCACCATGTTCACACCACTCACCATCTCTCTGTGGGAGATAGTCACGGTTTGGCCTCTGGTAGAAAACCGAGGCTTTGCCGCAACAAATCTAGTTCCCACGGAGACTGGAGCTCCTGGAATGTGTGGTATAGATCCTGTCTCAGCAATCCTTTTGGGACGTCCCAATTGTTTCGCACGATTTGCCAATCCACGACCTGCCTTAGTGGCAAGAGATTTGCCGACCTCAACAGCCATGGGAACTACCAAATCGAGCGCTGCTTTACCAGCCTGGGCCGCATAAATATTCATCGCGTGTTGGTTTTGTCTTTTTGTTAGAGCCTTGCTTGTGTTAGCCATCAACTATTGTTCAGTGGTGCTGCTTGTGGAAGTTGCACCAATAGTGATGAATTGCGTCTTTTGCTTGTTCTCAATGAAAGTGTGGTTAATACTTTCAGGAGGGCCTGAGGATAGAAGCCCGATCAGTGTGCACAATATAAGAATGAAAGACCAGATGAAGAACGGATGGATATCAGGTTCCTGGTACCTAGTGAAGTATATGATTGTAGCCATCATCAAAAATTGAAGTGTTGATGAACTTCCATCTTTTCAGCTACCATCGTAAATGACATCGCAGGTCCCATATCCTTCTTAACATCACCCTCTTTGTGCACAGCGGTTCGAGCAACATCGACATAACCCTCCGAATTCTTAACCCTGCGCCTATTGTAGGAAACAGAGGCATCAGACTGACTGCCTGGGTCTACTCTTGTAGAGGAGGAAGACATTGGCGGTGGAGAGCAAGGCAACTAATATACAAAGGAAAAGTGTTAGCATTAGTGGTGATACTTGGTTAGGGTATCATGCCCCGGAGAAGTGGAGGAGTGAGACTTCCTCCTCAAACTCCTCAAGACTATGATTGGTCTTGAGGGGTCTGAATCCTTGCTCCAGGGCAACTTGTTCATCAGGCAAGATCCCGAAAGCGAGCCAGAAGGAAAATCGGGCTTCTGCTGTAGGGAGAAGATCTTGGAATGTTTCAGTCCGGTTGAACTTGTACTTCCAGTCTTCACGATAGTGTTCAGCGATGTCGCTACCTTCAGCAAACTCCCTATAAAGGGGAAACTGCTTGAAGAACTGCTTCATCACTGGAACACCATCGTTGAGGCATCTTCCACCTACACCCACAGCATGTACCCATTCACGCATGGCTTTCTCGCTCTGAATATCATTTAGGCAGTGCAGGTCCTTGGAGAGTGAGTGGTGCAAATTGCGAATCATGCGATACGCACCATTAACGAGAACAGGTCTCGTTTGACAGAATTCGACTTGCTCAAGGACATCCACCGTGGGCTCGATCTTCATAGTGAAGCCTAGCCCACGGTAGTACTCTATGAGCCCGTCCCTAACTCTGCGCTCATCCCCCCTTTCTACAAACAGCATGCAATCGTCACCGTTATTGGCCAACCGAAAGTGCTTGATGCCCAATTTTGTGCACCAATTCCACACGGTTGAACACATAATGTAACAGTTGCCACTGGATGTATTCATATCGCCCGACATGCGACAGCCCTCAATCTTATATCTAATCTCACCATCGGGGCAGCGTGCAAGCCCTTTGTTGTGTATTTGCCAAGATAGCAGTTTACGCAACATCGGTCGTTGGTTCTGTGGAAACATGGACAACCACATCTTATGTTCAAACTCAAGAGCATCCCTAGAGATGTGTTGGTCGAACCTAGATGCGTCCATTCCAATGCCCACAGGGTCTTTGAAGGTGTCCCATATCTTCTTCATTTCCATCCCTGCCTCATCGGCGGAGATGCCCTTGAAGATGGTACGGCCTCCGAAGAGCTTGTCGATTGCCCTGAACAGATACTCCTCACTATGCCGCAAATAGCGGCCCACCTCCACATTGTACCTCGCATCACGAGGTTGTATCACCCGTGGAGCTGGGTCGGGTTTGGCGGTTAGATTCAACTTTTCCGCCTTCACGAACGTACTCAACCAGGCATCCTTTTCCCTCACGGGAAGCACCTCTAACGACTCCACTGCCTTTGTGTACCGCTCCAGCTTGCGACCCGAATAAAAGCCCAAGAAACCTTGG